AGCAAATCAAGGAAGCGGAACTGCACCTTGCGGAACTTCGGAAGGAGTATCGTGAACGGAAGACTGCAGGTTTACGTGCGGCGATATCAGCCCGTAATGAAGCAGATAAGGTGTTGCGCGAAGAACTACAGGCTTTAGGCTATCGTAGCCCATTTATCTCATGGCGTGACGTTGGCTAACGCAAAACAATTTAGGGCAGCACGAAAGTATGGGTATCGTAGCGGTCTTGAACTCAAGGTATCTGACTATCTCAAAGAATTAAAAGTAGACTTCTTATATGAGCAGGTTAAGATAGAGTGGGAAGACTTGGCGTACAGGACATACACCCCCGATTTTGTGCTGTCCAATGGTATCATAATAGAAACAAAAGGACAATTCACCGCAGCAGATAGGCGCAAGCATCTGGCTATTAAAAAGCAGCATCCCAAGTTGGATATTCGTTTTGTGTTTGAAAGCAGCAGACGCAAACTTCGTAAGGGTGCTAAGTCTACATACGGTGAATGGTGTATTAAATATGGCTTTCGCTATTATGACAGGATTATACCTGAAGAGTGGTTGAAAGAAAAAGGTAAGAACAAGCATCCAAAGTTTATCAAGTTTGGCGGCACAAAAGTGAAAAGGAGATAGAACATGGATATAATGGATAAACTATCTGAAGAAGTGCATAACGAAGACTTTCTCATACGTGTCAGGCCATTCGCTGATGAAGATGGTAGGTGGTCTGGTGAAGTAGACATATCAATTATGGCAATGCCCGGTAATCCTATGGAAGATGATGACTATTATCAAGTCATGCATTTTGCTAAGATGATGTGTGCTGCTGTGCCAGTTATGGAAGAAGTAGAAGAGTTGCGTAATATTGTACACGAATATGTTACAAAAGTTATTGACAACGAGATGGATATTGATGTAGAACTAGAAGAAGAAGCAGGTGTAGAAAAAACCTACGATGGTAATGTAGTACACCTTCACTTTAACACTAGAACAAAGGGGTCAGCGTAATGCGGCATGAGCAATTTATGAAAGCAAAACAATTGGAGTTAGACCCCAAGTGGTCTAATGTAGATATGGTCAACAGTCCACCACACTATAATCAGACAGGTATTGAATGCATTGATGCAATTTCTGCCGCTACTGATGAGGGGTTCAAGTATTACCTACAAGGTAACATTATGAAATATCTTTGGCGGTTTGATTACAAGCATAAACCAGTCGAAGATTTAGAAAAAGCTAGATGGTATCTGGATAGATTGATTGAAGAGGTTATGGCAAGTGATGAGAGTTAAGATGTTTATAACCATTGATATTGATGATGAAGAGTATCCTGTCCCTGCTGATGGTCAAGTGGGTGAGGAATTAGAAGAAGGCATACAAGAATACTTTTATGATATTGAAGGTGCCGATATTAGAAACATACGAACTATAACGGAGTAAAGAGATGATTAGCAATACACTACCTACAGACTACCAAAACTTCATAGCACTGTCTCGCTATGCACGTTGGAAAGAAGATGAGCAGCGTAGAGAGACATGGGGTGAGACAGTCACCCGATACTTTGATTATATGTCAGGGCATTTGAAACAGAAGCATAACTACACTCTACCTGACACACTACGTGCAGAGTTAGAAGAGGCTGTACTTAGCCAAGCTATCATGCCAAGCATGAGGGCATTGATGACCAGTGGCCCCGCACTGGACAGATGCCATGTTGGTGGGTACAACTGTTCTTATGTACCTGTCGATAGCCCACGTGCTTTCGATGAGACTATGTACATTCTTATGTGTGGCACAGGCGTTGGCTTTAGTGTCGAGCGTCATTGCATTGAGAAGCTACCTATTGTGAATGAAGAGTTTCACGAGACAGACACAGTAATCAAGGTAGGTGATAGCCGCCCCGGTTGGGCTAAGTCACTGAAGGAACTGATTGCTATGCTGTACACTGGTCAGGTTCCTAAGTGGGATGTGTCAGAGGTACGCCCAGCAGGTGCAAGACTGAAGACATTTGGTGGTCGTGCGTCAGGCCCACAGCCTTTGGTTGAACTGTTTGAGTTTGTGATACAGAAGTTCAAGGGTGCAAAAGGTCGCAGACTGTATCCAATTGAATGCCATGACATCATGTGTAAGATTGGTGAAGTGGTAGTCGTAGGTGGTGTACGCCGTAGCGCATTGATTTCATTGTCTAATCTTAACGATGACCAGATGGCTCATGCCAAGTCAGGTCAGTGGTGGGAAAATGAAGGGCAACGTGCATTGGCTAATAACTCTGTAGCGTACAAGCAGAAGCCAGAGATGGGTACATTCATGCGTGAATGGTTGTCACTATACGACAGTAAGTCAGGTGAACGTGGTATCTTTAATCGTGAATCGTCTAAGAAACAAGCCGCTAAGAATGGTAGGCGTGATGCTGACCAAGACTTTGGTTGTAACCCTTGTTCTGAAATCATCTTACGCCCATATCAGTTTTGTAATCTGTCAGAGGTTGTTGCACGTGAAACAGACACATTGGCATCCTTGAAAGAGAAGGTACGCCTAGCTACAATCCTTGGCACATTCCAAGCTACGCTGACAGATTTTAAATATCTGCGTAAGATTTGGAAGGATAACACAGAAGCTGAACGCTTGCTTGGTGTATCACTGACAGGTATCATGGACTGTGCTGCACTGCACAAGGGCAAGCAAGTAGCTGATACACTTGAAATGCTACGTGTTACTGCCATTGAAGCAAACGCAGCTATGGCATTTGAACTTGGTATTGAGCAGTCTGCTGCTATCACTTGTGTAAAGCCTAGTGGTACTGTATCACAGCTTGTGGATAGTGCATCTGGGATTCATGCTAGACACAATCCTTACTATATTCGCACTGTTCGTGGGGATAACAAAGACCCATTGACACAGTTCTTAGTTTCACAGGGCATACCTAATGAGCCAGACGTAATGAAGCCCGACAGCACTACAGTCTTTTCATTCCCTATGAAGTCACCTAAGAACGCAGTGACACGCACAGGTATGACAGCCATTGAGCAGCTTGAACTGTGGCTACTATACCAGCGTCACTGGTGCGAACACAAACCATCAGTCACCATCTCTGTCAAAGAGAATGAGTGGATGGCTGTAGGTGCGTGGGTCTACGAACACTTTGATGAGGTCAGTGGTATCAGCTTCCTGCCATTCAGTGAGCATACATATCAGCAAGCACCTTATCAGGACATTGATGCTGACACATACAAAGAGTGGGCAGCTAAGATGCCAAAGAATGTAGACTGGTCTTTGCTTCAAGAATTTGAGAAAGAAGATACTACATCAGGTGGGCGTGAGTTGGCTTGTACTGCGGGTGTGTGTGAAATAGTTGACATTGCTGCAGCATGAGTGTAGTATGGAAAAAAGGTGATGGGTGGGTACAACATAATCCACCTGCTCATCACCCAAGCAGAGAAGAATGGTTGAAACAGAAAGAAAAGGAGAAAGACAATGCTTGAAAGATTTAAACCAAACCCGTACACGGGAAAGCCAATGTACTACAAGGATAATCCAGATGCAGTACGCAAGCGTGATTCCCAACGCATGTACGTTAATGGCAAAGAGATTTCCAAGAAGCATCCGCTTCACAAACCCGGACGGTTCAAGTCGCTGGATGATGCTTGGTCACACAGTAAGATTGAAAGCACAGAGCAAGGTGATGTGTACGTAATCACAAACAGTGCTTGGCCTGAGTGGGTCAAGGTTGGTAAAGCCAGCATTGCAGAAGACCGCTTGAATGGCTACCAAACATCTTCACCTTTCCGTGACTACAAGATTGTAGCTAAGTTAGCTACCGAAGATAGGCACACGAAAGAACGCGAGATGCACAAAATCTTTGAACACTTTGCCAAAGAACGTAAAGGTGAATGGTTCAAGATTGACACAGTGACAGCAATTAAGCTGTTTAATTACCAAATCAAAGGAGAAAAGATTGCGGCGTAACGGACTAGGAAAGTACGATGCTCCACTGCGTATTCAATACCAGTGGGGCTATGACGCTTTTAAGCGTGGTGGTAGGCTTGTCAAGAAGGGCAAGCGAATACTCTTTGAAGAGAACCGTCCTAACATTGACCCTAACACTATGCAGTACAGAGAGTGGCAGCGTGGATGGAACGATGCCTACTTTGAGCATTTAGAGAAAGGTCAATACAATGGGGCTAAAGGAAGAAGCTGAACAGTGGATGAAGGAGAGATACATGAGTAACATTACAGCAACGGAGTACCAAAACAAAGCAGAGGAGACTGCCATCTTTCCCAAAGAAAAAGCCCTTGAGTATCTAACTCTTGGGCTTGCTGGTGAGGCTGGTGAGATTGCTAACAAAGCAAAGAAACTAATACGAGATGGTGCAGACAGAGAAGATTATCACGCTAAGTTAAATGCCATAGGCCACGAATTAGGTGATGTATTGTGGTACTGTGCAATGCTTGCTAGAGAAGTGGATATGAATCTTGGTAGAATCATGGAAGACAACTTGGAGAAACTGGCTGACAGGAAAGCTAGGAATCGCCTACAAGGTGACGGTGATAATCGTTAAGTATACACCGTTTGCTGTCATCATTGGCTGGTTACTGTATGCATTTGGTATGGGACTAGCTAATGATATATGCGACTGCATATAAAGAGGGGGCTTAATTGCCCCCTTATTTTTTTGACATTAAACCACCACGGTTTAGTTTTTGTGTTGTTAAAAACATCAGCCGTTTTAAATCGGCTCCACCTAGTTTGCTGTAGTCAAGATACATTCTTTGTTTTGTTGTGCCATCGGGGTTTTTAAATTCTAAACCAAAATTTATCAACTCTCCAGCAAGAAGTTTATCACCTGCTTTTTGTTTATATATAAGGTCAGACAATTCTTTGTCGGATATACCTCTCAGCGCACTGTAATTACTTGTTTGTGCAGACTTTGATATGGTATCTATGTGTTTTATTACGTCATATATTGTTTCCAGTGTTGCCATTTTTTCTGGTGGCAACGCTTTAGCCCGTCTGATGTTCTTAATATTATTTTCAAAACCACTTTTTCTTGTTGTTTTTTCTGCTTGTGTTCTTAGAAAAGAGTCATAAGTTCCTCTTGCGCCATATTGCTCAGTGTACTGACCCAAAGATTGCAAGTCTTTAAAATAGCTTCTTACATCATCATAGAATATTTTTGCATCTGCTTTTGTTGGCACGTCTTCTCTACCATATTTTCCAAAGTTTGCATGGAGCAGATTTTCTCTACGAGTAAGAGAGTTCGCCATTTTTTGACCCGTAATTACCTTTTCTTTTAAATCCAACTTACCTATGTTTGGAACACTTTTAACTTTAGGTTGACCACTTATATCTTTTTCTATTACGCGTCTATAACTAGCAATTTTTTCTTGTTCTGCTTTTCTAAACTCAGGTAACTTACCCTCTCTTATAGCTTCTGAAAAAGCAGTTCCCACGTTTGGACTTAAATCCATACTCTCTTTAGATAGTTGCCTTATCCCTGATAACTCTTCAGGTTTAGACAAAGCAACTTCAGATTCCAAATGTGTGCTTCTTGGCAAACCCATTGGTTCGTCAGGTATTCTTGCTATATTACTATCGGTTCGATAAGTAGAAATGTCATCATACATTTCAGGTGACATGCCTCTTACTTCGCTTTTCTTTAGCGGTGCAGAAACTACGTTAGATGGGTCAAAGTTAGCAAATCCACCTTTTAGAGATACCAACGGGTCACGTGCAGCAGACAACATTTGCTTGCCTAACTCTTGGTGTCTGCCTCTGGTTTCACGCATACCTAGGCCAATATCTCCTTCAAACTCAGAATATGGTACAAATCCATCCTGTGTTAATCTTTCTGCTTTAGACCGTGGCTCATCCATACCAGCAACACTAAGTTTTGCTATAGATGATTTATTGTACTCATTTGAATTAAGCGTATCAAACATGTCTATAACGTCATTTCTACGCACAGTCATATCTTTATCTATTATAATACGTCTTGATGTTTCTTCTCCATCAATAAAAACTGCAAGATAAGGTTTACCCACATAAGGTGGGTCTTCGTACATTCTATCTGGCTCTTCTCTGTACTTAAACTCAATTTCTTTTTCTTCTGGAATATAAGTTCCCGGTTTTTGTGTTCCTAATTTCATAGGTTTTGTTAACATTACATTGTCTGCCACACCATCTATTAATTCGTCTACACTTATTCTATCTCTAGAGGCTTTACCCATAGCATTTAGCATGGCTTTATCATGACCTAATTTTTTTATGTCTTTAGAAGAGGGATACTCTACCTTGTCTTTATCTACAAAGATACTCAATAATCTTTCTTTATTTAGATTAACATTGCTTCTTAATTTTTCGTAACTTTTTTGCAGCACGTCTTCTTCTACAGCCGTAATTTTACCCATTTCAGGTGAGCCATGAAACACTTTAGGTGTAGGACGATTTATTTCTTTCAAGAACTGTCTGCGTTCTCCTTTAGGTAATGTCTTTGCATACTCTAATTGTTCTGCACGTTTAGGTGTAATCAAGTTTTCCATCTGGTCTTTTACAGAACCTTTGATAGCAGCCTTACCTACATCAGTAGCAATCTTTACGCCGGGAACCATACCTAATATGGACAGCGCAGTGAACGCACCGCCAAGCCCCATCTTCTTGATGTCAGCTTCATCGTAACCTTCTTCTACAAGTGCTTTAGCATATGACAAATCATCAGGCAATTCAGTGGCTGCTTTTACGCCACCCACAAAGGGTGTCATATCTGCAGTCATACCAGCAAGACCTGTAGCCAGCTTACCTGCTTCAGCTTTACGTAGCGCAGCCTGTGCAGGTGTTTCCCTGCGTGACATGAAGTCACCCTCTGTTGACATATCCATCATGTCATCAGGTGACATAAAGTCATCATCAATATCTGAATTTTCTAGGGTATTTGCTAGTTGTAATTCACTGCGCTTCATTATAGACCGCCACCTTTACCGCGAACCTGTGCTGCACGAGACAATGCCCAACGCAACACATTGATTTCTTTGTTGTCTATTGTAATAGTCTTGTCTCTATCGGCAGACACAGATTCACCACCAAATACTTTACGGTATTCTGCATCAATACGCCCTTTGAGCAGCTTGTTCATGCGCATCCAATCCATCATGTCGGACTCTGTGTACTTGGCATTAGCATCAAATGCATCCTTTTCAATTCGTAGGTCTGCAATATCTCGTGCCTCTTGTATGATGCGCTTAACCTCTGTGTCAAATATATCTCTCTTGATAGACAACCCATCTTGGTCATTTCCAAAACTCTGATATTCTTCACTTGCAATAATGCGAGACATTCTGTCATTCAGATTGAGTGGTCCATCTTCTTTAGATAACTCTTGTCTTACGTACAAGTCACGTTTTTCATCTGGGTCACGCTTGTACAAATCGTAAGGCTGCATGTTTAATCTGCCCATTTCATTTTGAAGTGAGTTCTTTGCTGGTCGTTTACTAAAACCAAATATTTGCTTTTCAAGCGGGTTAATTTGCATTAACTCTCCAGTTTGGAAAGGTGAAGTTGCACGTTCTGCTGCATCACCAAACCCTAAGAAGCCATCTTCTTCAGCTTCTGCTGCAAAGTTTTTAGGCAGAGAGCGAGTAGCACGTTGATAAAGTATATCATAGAAGTTCATAGAACCTGTACGTGTTTCAGGAATACCTCGTGCATCTTTGTCAAACTGTGCATACAAATCACGTACAGCAGAAGCAGGTATTGTAAATGTATTTATAATATTAGCTAATCCTTCGGCTATTACCTTTTGACCAGCCCCACTTTCCACATCTGTATACAGTTTGTCTAATGTGTATAAACCCAGACCTGCACGGAAAGTAGAACCAAGCAATGCTTGTAAAGTATCGCGCACATATGAACTAATTGATACAGGCATAGTACCACGTTGGTGGCGATAAATTAAATCTGCAGCCAACATAAATGGTGCAAATGGGCCATAAACTGCACGTCCGTCAATAACATTACCGTTGTTGTCTTTAAACTCATACCAGTATTCCGTGTCACCCTGCTTCGCTCTCCAATTATAGGCAGCGGTCATCATCAACGCACCCGTCATTTGTTTAGGTAGTTTATCTTTCATGTACTCTTTGAATGAACGAGCAGGTGCTTTTGAACCTAATCTATCAAGAGGCATAAGACCAATGAGTGGTGCATGTTCATATACAAACTTCATTTGGTTTGCTATGTAACGAGGAAAAGGCAAAACTGATGATATTATCATAGGGTAGTCTTGATGACCTTTAATAACAGCCTTTGCCATGCCGCCAAAAAGATTATCTCCTTTCATGCTAGTTTGATAAACAAACTCATAGGCATCATCCATTGCACCCTTTAATACATCTTGCGGCAACTTTTTTAACTGACCAGATTCAATGAAGTCATATAAATCCATCTTGTCTCGTAGCAAACCATACTCACCATACAATTTTTGCAGGTCTTTTTTGCTTGATTGAGACAATACTCTATCTGCTGTAGCTTCATCCATCTGTCTCAGCAGCTTGTTACGCAACAAAATATTTCTTGTTTCGTCTGTAAGGTTTATATCTTTTGCATCTGACAGTCTTCTTCTAAGAGAAGCAGCCAATACACCACGCTTCCAAATATTATCAGACATGGTGTTAAGGACATTTACTTTACGTCCAAGCGTAGCTAATGCACCTTCTGAACCTGACCTTGCTTCTAAGTCTGCAGCCTCACGGAACAACCTACCTGCTTCCACAGGGAACGATTCAGTAAACATTTTTTTGATTACTTGTGCCTCATATGGATTTAGTGTATAATCAACGATGTCTAGCGTACCATCAAACGGATTACGTAGATTAAGTATATTGTCAAATGACCTAGTAGACATATCAACAGCTATACGAAAACCAGCGTTTAGATTGTTACGCATTGTTGTTGCTGGCTGAGAAGTCATAATACCTAGTCTAGCACGGTCAAGGTCTTTCAAGAAACCGCCAATTTCGCTTCTGTTTTCTGCTAGTTTCTTAGCTACTGTAGAGTCAATAGCAGACTTACCACCCTTGTTAAGTTTATCAAGAGAGTCCATCATATCATCTACCTGATTTTTCTTTGCTCTTCTAGCTTGCGGTGTCAGTGCTTGTGACAGTCTACCTTGTGCGCCAAGCACTCTACCAGCATCAGATATTTCAGCTAGATACATAAGTGAAAACTCATCGTAAGTAAGATTATGTTCGTCAAGTATCTTTTGTATGTCTGTGTCTGGCAGTTTGTTATCTGACAGCATACGCTGCATAACACTGGTGATACGCTCACCTTTTTTCATCTTCAGTAGTTCTTTTACACGAAGCCCTGCTGCAGCAATATTTTCAATTGTTTCAGGTGGTATGCTTGCCTCTAGTGTTTCGGATGTAGAAGATTGTTGTTTTATTTGTCTACCCTTTTTTACTTTATTAGCATCAAGAGCATTCAATTCCATTTTTATTTTATTTGCCTCTGCTTTTGGCGCAGCCTTTAAAACCTCTTTAGACTTTTCGGATGCCTGTGCAGCTTTTTTAGCTTGGTTTAATTGTGCTGTTTCATACAGTTCATTTGCACGGCTGGCTCGTTTAGCTTGTGCCATTGCAGGGAGAAAATTAATAATGCCAGCACCTGCAGCAGATAACAAACCTGCTTTAGCTGCCATATCTCCTGTCATTTCAGGCATCATACCTGTTTCAACACGTACAGCTTCTTGGGCTAAACCCTGACCAAAACCAATAGTACCTTCTACGGCTGCTGCTCTAGCGGAGCCTCTAAGTGCTTCACTTAGTATTTTACGAGTTCCAAGTTTAGCAGCTTGAGTTCCTGCCATAGATGCCGCTTTACCTGTCCCAGCAGAAATAAGCCCCAAATAAGTAGACGGTGCAGTAGCAATACCCTCTGCGTAGTCAAGTGCAGAAGTTAAAGATACTTCACCGTCTAGTTTGTCGTAAGCGTCAATCAAGTTGGCAAAACGAAATTTACCCTCAAGATTAGCATTTTGTGCATATTCAAGGTCACGAAGTGTGGTTACTTCGTTTACATTGTGAAAACGCATATGCTCCATAAAAGCATCATACGTTTCTTGTGGAGACATAGATTTTTTGATGCCCCCACGTTCCCGTAAGAACTTGGATGCATCATCTATAAAATCTTTGTCTGCTAAAAGTTCTTCTTTAGTCAGTTCATCTTTTTTGTTATACTCACGGAACACAATTAAGCACCTCCTGCAAAATCAGAAGATGTATCTGTTGTACTCCCTGTGTTATTTGAAGTCGCGCTTGCAGCTTGTGCCGCTTTTATTTCTTTTTCCATATCAAACACAATTTTATATGCTTTTGATATAGCTGTATCTTCTGTGGCTTGACCTGCTGCTCTTAATTGAGCAGCCAATTGTTGCACTACATTAGTTCTTGCTTGCCCTGACTCTAACCAAGAGGTATTTGAACGCATGTTATTTTTAATTGCATCTAGTTTACTAGCAGCTTCTGTTGTTGCAGTATTTGCTTCAGCCTCTGCGCCATATGTATCGGTAGCCCAAGCATTTAATTCTGATTGCATGTCTTCTCTGTCTTCCGCACTAAATGCACTTCTGCCGACTTCTTTTTCTTTTGCTGCAACAATACTAGTTACTTTTTGTTGTAGCGCAGCCCGTCTTCCCGGTTTTTCAAACTCATAAACAGGACGCCCATCTTGTGTAAATCCAGCAGCTTTACCACCCACTAAGTCACCCCCAAAATCAAATAGTGCATCTCTAGTTGTTTCTGCACTTGTCATGCCTGTAGTTGGTGGTCCCATAGACCGTTTAGCTTTAGCTGCAGCCTCTGGGTCAACAATATTAAGAGTGCCACCAATGTCTTCACCATAAGTAAAGTCCTGCCGTGCCAAAGAACGTAATTCTGTAGGGTCAATACCAAATGCAGATTGAACTGCACCTGCACGTTTCTTCATAAGAGCAGCTTGAATACCACCTACATTTTTACCTGTAGTGTCAGCAATGGCATCAGATAAACTCATGCCTGTATTTAGCTTACCCATCACACCATCAAGCACTTGATCCATAGTCATACCTGTAGATTGATAGCCAGCATCATCTTGTGCAAACGTGATTATATCTGCAGGTTTTACAGCTAATTCCCTTTCCTTGAGAGAACCAACATGGTCAATTACAGCTTGATGCTTTCCCTGCCGCATTGCAGTATATATTTGATCGTTACTAAAACCTTCATTTTTAAGAATATTTGCAGCTTGTTCTAACTCACGGCGTTGTTTTTTCCTAGCACGAAACACAGGCAGACCCATTTCAGTCCACATCTTAATTGAACTATCAACTAAGTTTTTTGCTTCTGCTCTTTCCTCTTGTATAATTTCTGAGGCACGTTCCATTGCGCCTACAGCTACACCTCTTAGACTAAGCCCCATTACTTTCTCCTAGCCATTAAGCCTTTAGGCTCTTCTGCCTCTGTTTCTAATGTTTCAAGAATACCAGATTCTTCTGTTTGTTCTTCTGCTGATTTACGTAAAGCCAAAGATATCTGAGAGTCATCTATTTTGTCTTCGCTTGGGTCTTTACCCAAAAGTGAATAATTTATTTCTGCAGCTTTAGCCATGCTCTCCATAACTTCGGCAAGAGCAGGTGAGATAATAACACCCACATCTACGCTATGTATACCTTCCATAACACCACCAAGTTGCATTATGTCTACTAAAGACGCAATAGGCACGCCCATTTCTAATATGTCTAACATTTTGTTTGCTGATTGTGGGGAAGTCATTCGTTCCACATAAAAAGCCAACGCTTGGTCTGGATTAGAAAAACGAGCAGGTCTTTGCCACGGTCTATCACCTAAAGGTGCAGTCAATGACTGACCCGGTATAGGTGCATCTACAGAAGGATTTTCATCACGTTCAAGCATTTGGTATTATACCTTTCACCATTTTAGCTAAACGAAGAGCATCGTTTTCTTCTTTTTGTTTATCTATTTTAACACTTTTTGTACGAGAAAGCAATCCACCTTTATTGTAATTTAAAGCAGGTGTTTCTTTTTCTTCTACATCTATTCTAAACTTCGTGTTTCTAATAGCATTTTTAATTAAATTAGTGTTCATTTTTATACCCTGTTAAAATGGCAAAAGATTAGACCAACCAAATTCAGTCCCTAATTTTAACACGTCTGTTACAAAACCACCAACAGCTTTGCTTTCTTCATAGTCTTTTTTAATATTAGCAAGATTAGCATCACTGTCTGCATTTAGTTTAGCAACGGCAAGCTGCACTTGTCTGTCTAGTTCATTGTCAGAACTTTCCCACGCCCACTCCATACTGTCGGCATAGTACTGCCATAAGTTGTCATAGGCTGTTTTACTGATATCAAGAATAGCTGCAGCATTAAGTTCATTAGCACGATTGACAGCAGCCGTATCTGCAGTAGCAATTTCTCTACGCCATTGTGCATTGGCTTGTGCGATAACTAATTGGTTGGTTGCATTAAATTGGTCACGTTGGTTAGCAATTTCTTCATTAAATCTTGCAATGGTATTGCTTTGACCTGCGTTAAATTGAGATTGCGCATTTTGTTGTGTCGCATTAAACTGTGCAGTTGTACTGGCTAAACTAGCAAAGAACTGGTCAACTTGATTTTGGCTAGATGCATTAAATTGACGTGCAGCATTTTCTGCAGCTTGGTCTGTGAACATTGCCTGTACACGTTGTTGTGCTTTAAACAGTTCAGTCTGCTGACGATTAGACAAGTTAGCCATATCTACTTGCAAGAAGTTCTGTGCATTTTGTACTGCAGCTTGCTGACGGTTACTCAAGTTAGCTGTGTCTAATTGTGCCAGCGCAGCAGCTTCAGCCATTACAAGTGCTTGCTTATTACTTAGGTTAGCCAAATTCATTGTGTTTACAGCACGTGAGTTCTCTAGCTGTACCTGCTGCTCTGCTGTAAAGTTTTGGTTGGCAATGTCGCTAATCTTACTAGCGTTCATTACTTTTGTTTGGAAGGCTTGGTCAAACTCTTGACCCATGAACTTAGCACGTTGCTCTGCAGCCAACATAGCTGATTGTTGTCTGTTTGACAGGTTTTGTGATTCAAATCTAGCTATTGTCTGGGCATCTGCCTGTGCAATAGGCAATGCAGACTCCATAGCAGCCTGTACAATGGCTTGACCAGCAAGAGATGATGCACCCATACCACGAGCAGCCATAGCCGCTGTAGCAGCCCTCATAGCCCCTGCAGCCCATGCTGGTGGATTAGCACCATCAAAGTCTTGCATCAAGCTACCAAGCTGATTGGCTACCATAGTCTGCTGGCTTGGATTAGCTGTAGCTGCAGCAGCTTGTGTTTGTGCAGCAAGCGCAGCAGCTTTTGCTGCATCAACACCTGTGCCACTAATTAGTTCGCCATTTTGTAACTGTCTTTGTACAGGATTATTTATAAGAAAAGCATTACCCTGTGCAGCTTGTAAGTTACCTACAGATGAAGTAGTCTGTTGCGCTGCAGTAATTTGAGAGCGAGGGTCTTGTGGATTAGCTTGTGCTGCACTCGTAGCATTCATTGCAGCATCTACACCGGGTGCTGCAGTTGCAGACTGCATTAAGTTAGCTTGTGTTTCTTCGATCAGTGGAGCAGTATAAGTCTCTGCATCTGTTACAGCAGCTTGACGATCACCTGTAACTGTACCCACGTCTGCTTGCACATCTTGTGATTCATCATACTGTATGCCACCTGCAATAGTTGTACCACCCATAGGAACACCGGGAGTGTACATTTGCTCTACACTATACTGAGTTATTGAAGGGTCATCACCTGCACCTGTTACAGTAGGTGTAGCAGCTTGTGTTTGTTCAGGGTTTGTTACAGCACCGCCAACAGCCAGTTGTAATGTGCTATTCTGTATTTGCGGAGATTGCTGCTGCGCAGTTGGCATAAACAAAGTATTTTGTAATTCAGGGTTTGAAGAGTCTGGATTAACCACTTGTCTGTCTTCTTGAGGTATAAACATGGTACCCCCAAGAGCATCTTTATCAGGATTAAAATCAGACATTTGAGGTGGCGTATAAGTATTGCCAATAGGTTGTAATGGTGGTTGTTTTCTAGCAGCTTCTAGTTGTGCTTGATAAGCTGCATTTCCAGCATCAATTTCTGCTTGTCTTGCAGCCTGTGCTGCATTGTATTCAGCAAGTCTTACATCATATGGTTTAGTCCCGGCAAATGCAGCAGCAGCATCTGTAGGGTTTGGCGAATTAGTCCTAGAAGCTATTCTAGCTTCAGATGTGTCTTCTTTAGAACCTACACGTATTCTAACCGTTCGCCCATATTCACCGCCATCACCACCTTGATAAAGCAGGTAAGAAGTTGGTTTTTCTACAGGGCCACCACTCTCAAACTTTTGTATAATACCACCACCTTGCGCCATTCTACGAGCAGAGTTAGTGTACATGTCCATCTGCTGTTGTCTAGCAGGGTCAGTAGCCAGAAAGTTTTGGAACCCTTGCATATCACCTTGATAGCCCATAGAACGTGCTATCTTCTCCATGCCACTAG